ATGTCCAATACAAACCGCTCCCTCATCGCCTCCCTGGTGCTGTCTGCTGCCGGGCTTGTTGGCCTGGCTGTCAACGAGGGCTATACCGACAAGGCAGTGCCCGACCCGGTGCTGGGCACCAAGGTGCCGACCATCGGCTTTGGCACCACTGGCGGCGTAAAGATGGGTGACACCACCACGCCAGTCAAGGCCCTGCAGCGCAAGCTTTCAGACATTCAGTCGTTTGAAGGTGCGCTTAAGCAGTGCGTGACAGCGCCGCTGCACCAGTACGAATACGACGCCTACATCGACTTGGCATACAACATTGGCCCTAACGCCTTCTGCGGCTCCACGCTTGTGAAGAAGCTCAACGCCTTGGACTATTCAGGCGCGTGCGATGCGATCCTGCAATGGAAGAAGGTTGGCAGCGTTGACTGCTCTGCACCAGGTAACAAGACCTGCCCTGGCCTGTGGGCGCGCCGTCAACAAACGCGCAAGAAGTGCCTGGGCGAGGTGGTGTCATGAGCGACCCCGTCACACGCTGGATCGCATTGTTGGTTGCGGGCATCGCTCTAGCCGCAGCCGGGTGGTTGGGTTGGTCAACTGGCCGCGCGCCGCTGCTCACCCAATTGGCCCAACAGGAAACTGCCTACACCCGCGAAAAGCTGCGCACGTTTGAACACACCGCCGAGGTGCTGCAGGACGCCAGTGACCGGGGCGACCAGCTCGTAACCGTATTGGAATTGCGCCAGGCAGATATCAACCAACTCGCAAGGGAGAAACGCGATGCGATCCACAAAGCTACTACTGGCCGGACTTGTTTTACTGAGTCTGCTCTGCGCCTGCTCAACACCGCCCCCGGCCTCAGTGTCCGTGGTTTCACCCCGGCCGTCAGCGGCGCTGCTGCAGCGGGTGCAACCGCTGCCACCGATACCAACGTCAGCAACGTCGTCAGCACCGATACCGATATCGCCACCTGGGCCGTTGACGCTGGTGCCCAGTACGAGGTCTGCCGGGCCCGGCTTGACGCCTTGATTGACTGGCACCTGCAGCCAGCACCGCCCGCAACTACTGAGTAATCGCGCCCATGTCTATTGAAGTAAACCTCGCCAATCTCATCTTCATCCTTTTTGCGCTGGTCGGTGCATTCTGGGCGCTGGTAAAGACCATCGTCTCCCAGTATGAAAAATCGCTCGCCGCGAGATTCAAGACCTTGTCTGAAACCATCAATAAGGGGCAAGAAATTGCCATGCAGTTGGAACGGGATTTTCTCAAATTCCAGTCTGAAATCCCCCGGGTCTACATGCGCAGAGATGACTACATGCGCGAGTCGCATGCCTTACAGGAGTCGCTTCATCGTGAGATTGCGCCCATACGGGCAAGCGTAAGCCGCATTGAAGATTTCCTAATTCAGAAGTGAGTGATTCCATGGCCACAAAAGACTTTGCAGAACATCTGCGACAAGACCAGCGCCTGGTGTTGCTGCGCATCTTGTCAGAAATGCCCTCGTACCGTGCCAACAGCTCAGTGCTGTCCAACCTGCTGCACCAGATGGGCCACACCATGACGCGTGACCAGGTGAAGACCGAACTGCGCTGGCTGGCTGAGCAAGGCCTGCTGACTGTGGATGAAGCGGGCTCGGTGATTGTGGCCACGCTCTCGGAGCGCGGCCAGGATGTGGCCGAAGGCCGTGGCCGCGTGGACGGCGTGAACCGCCCCAGGGCATAACCAATGGGCCGCAAAGCAACCATAGACCGTCTGCCACCCGAGGCGCGCGCCCGCATTCAAAAGCACTTGCGGGACAACCGGCTGACGCTGGACGAGATGATTGCGGACTTGCAACAGGCATTCCCCAGCCTGGCCGCAACCGGTGAGCTGCCCAGCCGCAGCGCCGTGCAGCGCTACAGCCAGGGCGTGCGTGAGATCGTGGCCCATGAGCGCGAAATGACCGTGGCCGCAGAGGCCCTGGTGGCCGAGCTGGGCGAGAACTTTGATGCCAAGAGCGGCGCGCTGTTGGCCCAGGCCGTTACTACGCTGGCCAGCAGGCGCGCCATGCAGGCGATAGAAGCATCCAACAGTGGCGAGGTGATGGACATCAGCGACGTGTTGGACTTGGCCCGCGCCGCCAAGACGGCCCAAGAGGCACGCAGCCTGAACTTAAAGGAGCGCCGCAGTGTGGCCGATGAGGCCCGGCGCAAGCTGCTGGAAGAACAACGCGCCAAGCTGGACGCCATGGGCAACAAAGGTGGTGTCACCGAAGACACGAAGAAGGCCATCCGTGAGGCCTTGGGCATTGTCTGATGGCCACCATCAAAGGACGTGCCAAGGCCATACCCGCCGACCGGGACGCCATCTTCCTGCCATTCCAAAGCCGGTGGATCAAAGACGATTCGCGCATCAAGTTGATGGAGAAGTCGCGCCAGATCGGCATCAGCTGGTCAACGGCCTATGGCACTGACGAACGCGCAGCGGCCCAGGGTGCCCGGTTTGACGAATGGGTGAGCAGCCGTGATGACATACAGGCGCGGCTGTTCATTGAGGATTGCAAGCTGTGGGCGGGCATCATGAACCTCGCTGCCCAAGACATGGGCGAAGTGGTGATCGACGCGAAGGACAAGCTGACGGCCTACGTGCTGCAGTTCGCCAGTGGCCGGCGCATCCACAGCATGAGCAGCAACCCTGATGCGCAAGCGGGCAAGCGCGGCAGCCGCGTGCTGGACGAGTTCGCCCTGCACGCCAACCAGCGCAAGCTGTGGGCCATTGCTTACCCCGGTATCACATGGGGCGGCAGCATGGAGGTGATCAGCACGCACCGCGGATCGCACAGCTTCTTCAATGGGTTGATACGGGAAGCCCGCGAGCGCAACAACCCCAAGCGCATCAGCTTGCACCGTGTCACTCTGCAGAACGCGTTGGACCAGGGCTTTCTGTACAAGCTGCAACAAGCATTGCCCGCCGATGCTGAGCAGCAGGATATGGACGAGGCGACCTACTTTGACTTTGTGCGCAATGGCTGTGCCGACCAGGAGTCGTTTGACCAGGAATACGAATGCCAGCCCGCAGATGACGATGCGGCGTTCCTTGAATATGGGTTGATCACCGCCTGTGAGTACTCCGCTGGCACCGATTGGGAGCGCGGCCTGCAGGGGCCGTTTCAAGGGCGGCTGTATTGTGGCGTGGACATTGGCCGCAAGAAGGATTTGACGGTGCTGTGGGTGGTGGAGAAGCTGGGCGACGTGTTCTACACACGCTGTGTGATCACGATGGAGAAGATGCGCAAGAGCGCCCAGGAAGCCATCCTATGGTCGTACGGGAGCTGA